TCCTGCCACCCCTGCAAGAGGAGGATTTCAAATGATCAAGATAACCATATCCAAGGGAGTAATCCAAAACCACATAAATGACCTACTCCACCGAGTTCAGTTACTTATGAAAGGAAAAACTCTGAGCAACCATGAACTAAATGACATGCAAGAACTACTCTGGCGCGTCGAGCACTACATCCACCAAGGAGAAGATAAATGATCGAGTTCACTATCCTTGAGTTAACGCTCATAGTCTTGTGCGGTTGCCTGTTTGCGCGGGGTATGCACCACCGGGCCAAGGCGAAGGCGGTGTGTCAGCTAGTCGACGCCATGTGCGAGAGTGACGATGTATTCAAGCGAGTAAAGCAAGCCCGCGATCTCATGGAGGAATCAAATGTTTGAAAACGAAGACAAATTCACACGAGTAGTGTTCCTGCTCGCCCTGATTGTCGTGGCGCTCGACTTACTGTATTGGCGACCATGAAAACCGGCTGGCCTACGCCACACCTGATGCAAGACGACTGCCGCAAGCTGTCCATATGGTTTGCGACCCGACTCGATGCCCGACATGCGTTCCTCAAAAACTTGGGAGACCCTCATGACATACCGAGCAGTACGGCTCACATTACTTATATCCGTCGTGGTGATTCTTTTCCTAGACCTCATGCTGGGCACACATAGTTAATGTAAGACACCTGTCAGCTTACACCAACACAATCAAATATACAGGCTACCCTGACGTTCGTGCGTCACGCTCAGGGGCAGGCATCTAGACGCACACCCTCAACACACAACCCCATAAGGACAATCATGCGATACAGCAACATCAAAACATCTGTGCTCTCACAGTTCAGCGTCGATGGCGGTAACGCCGTTGTGCCATTCATTCTCGGTGCTCCGGGCGGCGGCAAGTCAGCCTGTGCTCGAGATATCGTCAAGACTCTTGGCATCGAGAATGTCGTCGAGTTCACTGCATCACTGCGCGACCCAGTAGACGTGCTTGGAGTGCCTAACAACACTGGAGAGTACACACGCTGGATTCCACCCCAAGAGTTCTACCAGCTTCGCAAAGGTGTCGGACGCGCGGCACTCATTCTGGAGGAACTGTCCGATGCGCCTGTCCCCATGCAGAACGCGCTGTGCGGTGTCATCTACGACAAACGTGCGGGTCAGCTTGATCTGTCGGACGAGTTGTTCATCATCGCCACGGGCAATCGCACAGAAGACAAGTCCGGTGCCAATCGCATCACATCCAAGCTGGCCAACCGGACACGGCGCTTCGACTTCGTGGAGAACATCGATGACTGGACTGAGTGGGCGCTTGACAACGACATTGACCCTGTGCTGATTCAGTTCCTGCGCTTCCGTCCGGGCTTGCTGTCTGACTTCGATGCCAACCGGTTCGCCAACCCTACGCCGCGTTCATGGGAGCGGGTCAACCTCATCCCTGACAGCCTTGATGCTGCACTGTTCTTTGACAACTGCGCTGGCGAGGTCGGTGAGGGTGCAGCCGCTGAGTTCACGGGCTTTCGACGCATCTACATGTCACTGCCTAATGTTGACGCCATCTTGTTAGACCCCGCAGGTTCTGATGTACCAAAAGACCCAGCAACACTGTATGCCCTTACAGGTGCGTTGGCTCGCAAGTCTACCAAGGACAACTTCGATCGTGTATCCAAGTACCTGTCCCGCATGTCGCCTGAGTTCAACGTCATGGCAACCAAGGACGCGATCAAGATGCAGCCTAGCATCAGGCATAGCCGTGCATTCACCGAGTGGGCAGCTGTCAATGCTGAGGTGCTGATGTGAACTGGAGTACCAACCACGACGGCTCTACTTGGAAATTGGTTATCGACCGCAGACTTCGTTACTCGATCACTTACCTTGGGCGAACGCAAGTTGCCTTTGGTGGTGGTCAGATGCGATGGAAAGTCTTAGACCACCGCCGCTATGTTGAATCCCTAAACGACATACCTGAGTTCCATGACCTCGATGAGGCCAAGGCTTGGGTTTTAGCAATTAACACACTGGAGCAATGATATGACACACACCAAACTATCGGACAAAGCAGTCCTAGTCAAGCTGACTATTCGTCGCGCAGCACTCACCAAGCGCGACCACGGACTTACGGCAACCTTACAACGGCAGGAGAACGATACAAGTCTTACCGTTTTGACAAAGTTATTTAAGAATAAAGACTCAGCGATCAATCAGATCATGGCCAAGTACGGCGAGGTCTACGCCTACCACAAGAAGCACACGCTGCCTTACGTTGACGCTGGCCCACGTATCCTGCCAAACGACATGTACATGGAGTACACGCAAAATATGAAGCACCGCATCGCCGAGGTTGACAAGCTGCTCAGTACTTATATGCCAATGTATGACCAGCTAGTGGCTGATGACGTCATGTATCGCAACTCAGGCCATGCAGCAGGACGCGCCCATGCAAGCGAGTATCCGACCGCCGAGCAGTTCGGGTTGTCCATGTCAGCCGAGCTCAGGTTCCAGCCCATGGCAGATGCGTCACACTTTTTGTTCGACCTCAGTGCGGATGACTTGGCCGCGTTCAAACGTGCAGAAGACGAGGCGACAGCCGCAGTCAACACTGACACCATACAGCGCATGCTCAAGCCCATCGCGTCACTTGTTGCAAAGCTGGCCGAGTACCAAGGTGCCAAGGGTGAGCGGTTTCACAACAGCCTCATCGACAACGTGATCGAGGGATGCAAGCTGGCTCGTAAGCTGGCGATCAACCCATCGACTGAATTGATTGACGAGATCGCTGCACTGGAGGATGCAGCACAGGGATACCTTGCAGACGTAGAAATGATTAAGGGTTCACCTAACAAACGCAACGAGGCCAAGCGCAAGCTGGAGGAAGTTGCAGCACGAATGGGAGCATTTGCATGAACAACAACGAACGAGGGCGTATCACTGGTATGCCCGGCACTGAAGTATCTGTCACCTTGTACCCAGATCGGCTAGGTGTGAGGATGCGTAACAGCATCATTCGCATGGTAGAAAACAGGGTACTAGTAGGCGGCTGGTCATCACAGTCAGCAATGATAGGAAAAGCACTGGCTGCCAAGTACGGGTTGCAAATAAGCAGAAACAACGGATACGGCTTGCAAGTCATCGGCATCAATGCTAGTGCAGCACCGTTGGTGCAAGAAATACTTCATGCAGACTGGATAGCATGGTTACTGGACAACCCGTCCCACCGCGAGGGTTACTACAAGGTCTCGTACGATAACGCTATGGCTAATCTCGCGGAGCACGATTCGGACTTCTATATTCCCCTGCGCTACAAAGAATCAATCCGTAAGGTTGCAGTAATTTTAGCCGAGCACACTACACAGGAGTTAAAAGACAAATCACAGGAAGTTGCCAACCTACTCAGAGGCACTGAGCCTATACATCTCTTATCTTTCTAAGGAGTCATCATGGCAGTCACCAAACTAGACAGGGCCAAAGTTGCCGTTGTCACTCAGCATCCGTTCTTCGCATCTATCCTCATGAAGCGCCAGCTTATCGAAGACAACACCATTCCGACTGCTGCTGTCGATCAGCGTGGGCAGATTTACTACAACAAGGAGTTCTTCGAGGGTCTTGAGGTTGACGAGATCGTGTTCGTCTTAGCCCACGAGGTTGGCCATGTCATCGGTCAGCATGCACTGCGCCGTGGTGCTCGTAACGCCAAGAAGTGGAACATCGCTGGTGACGCGTGGATCAACGACATGCTCAAGGATGCTGGCATCGGTTCTGTCATACCCAACTGTGTCAACATGCCCGGCTCCAAGGACGACACTGTAGACAACATCTACAACAATCTGCCGGATGATCCTGACGGCCCCGGCGGTACAGGCGATGACCTGATCGAGCGCGGCCCACCTTTGTCAGCTGATGAGGCTGATCGTATCGACGCTGAGACTCGTGTCGAGATTGCACAAGCAGCGCAAGCAGCTAAGGCTCAGGGTAAGATGCCAGCTTCGCTGGCTAAGATCGTTGCTGACCTCATCGACAGCCACACGCCATGGCAAGATATCCTCGAGCGTTATATGACCACCTTCACTCGCGGTGACTACACATGGGCACGACCTAACCGCCGCTTCGCTGACGTATACCTGCCGTCTACCGGCAAGTCCCCTGAGATGGGTGAGGTTGTCATCCAAGTCGACGTGTCTGGTTCTATCAGCAAGAAAGAGCTTGACCACTACAACGGGCACTTACAACGCATCGTGTCACTGTGCAACCCTAGCCGCGTACATGTCTTGTATGTCGACACTGCTGTAGCCAAGCATGAGGTGTTCGAGCAAGGCGAAGAGGTAGCACTTACTTTCTACTGTGGCGGCGGCACTGACATGGAAGAAGGCTTCAACTACATCGCCAAGGAGGGCATCAAGCCAGAAGTGTTCGTGTGTCTCACAGACGGATACACAGACTTCAATACAGCCAACGCTCCTGACTATCCGGTAGTGTGGTGTATCTCTAGTGACATCGAGGCCCCTTACGGCGACAATATCCATTTTACTCTGGAGCAATGACATGGAAAAAGATATCGACAACGCAATCGACAAACTGACTGAGAAATACGACGAGGTACTGCGTGCATGCTACGACGCACTAGCCGAAGACGTACCACAGCTAACGCGTGATGCGCTGAGAAAATCAATCGCTGAACACCTCGGCGAATGACCCACACCCCGCTTCGGCGGGGGCTTTTATCAAATGCTCATAGAGGCATTGGTACACACTTCAACACAAGGAACTTATCATGGGAACTGTATACATAACCAATGAACTGAAGGATCGCGTTCGTTCAAAAATCAACGTGATGTGCAAGGCCGAACGCGCTCACGATTTACCAAACTTCCAGAAGCCAATCAATCTCGATGTAAGTGAGCTATACAACATTGGATGCTGGGGTAAAGCCAATGTACATCTGTGTGATCTCATACCAAAAGACTGGTTGTCTAAAAAGGAACATGTCGAAATAAAAATAATCAGCGAGGAAGATATTACGTTAAAAACTTCAGTGGAGTTTGCTGGCCTGACCCGTGCGTACGCTAGACCAAAAGACGGTTACTACGGCCACACAAATTCTGAACTATCTATCGAGTACGTGCGGTCTTTGCCTAAAGACACCGTGGGTCGAGCTGAAATACTTGAACACTGGGAACAAGCTATAGCTTCCAAGGAGATCGAACTGCGATGGGCAAAGATACAAGACGACATCTCTGTCTTCCTCGGCAAGTGCAAGTCACTCAACGAAGCTATAAAGTTGTTTCCCAATGTAGTGATGTACATCGACGCTGGCGACATGGAACGAGTCCAGCGTAAGGTAGAGCGTAAGTCTGAGCGCAAGCAGATAGTCAAAGAGATAGACACGCAAAGCCTTACGGCTGCTGCCATCGCAGCAAAACTCATGGGAACAATATGACACCACGAGATACATTCAATAAGCTGACAGCTAGGCAGCGCGACGAGATACTGGACAGGTATCGCTACTACAACACAGATCACCTTGACTGGTGGGACAACGTGTATGAAAACTTCAGAGCTGAGATGGAGGCCGTCGGTATTGAGGTAGACCAGATTTACTTCAGTGGTTTCTCATCGCAGGGGGACGGTGCATGCTTCGAGGGTCGTGTGCAAGACTGGCCCAAGTTTCTTACGTCTGTGGGGTATACATGCCCAGCACTCATAGCTCTGGCTGAACAAGTCTGGACTCTCAGTGTGAGACATAGCGGGCGCTACTACCACGAGAACTGCACACTGTTTACCTACGACGCAGACAACCCGAACAACTACACCGAGTTCGAGTGGGATGAGTTTGTGTATAGAAACAGTCCGTACAGCACCGACATTCAGAACGCTACGTTCTGGGCTGTTCTTAGAAAGTATGACTTCGCCAAACTTGAAGAAGAGTTCAGGGCCGAATTTAAAAGCCACATGCGTACTCTGTACAACGATCTGAGATCGGAGTTCGAGCACCTTACATCCGATGAAGCTGTACTAGAAGGATTGATTGCCAACGGCCTGCTCTCTGAAACCATTAACGAACTGGAGGAAACTTATGCCTGATTTAAAAACTGAATTAAAAAAACTAGAAGCTCTGTCATTTAACGACGATGGCGAAACACAACAGGAAACAAACATGGCTGAACCCAAACAAGCGGGAATATCCGTTAGGTTTTTTAATATTATTCGGGACAACCCCGGAAGCGCTAGGCGCGAACTGCTGGCAAAGGCTCGGGCTATTGGAGTTGCTCAGGGGTCATCTTCAACTTTACTGACGCAGTTCTGCAAGCGAGGACTTGTTAGGACAGTAGAAAGTAACAATGGGTACAACACTTTTTTTAGTGTTGGTGATTACTACAAGCCCGGGTACGTTAAAAAAGCTGCGTCACCTAAAGCAGCCAAGGCCAAGCCAGTGCAAGAACCCTTACAAGATGTTGATGTGCAAGGCATGCTCAACAACATGTCTATTACCAAAGCTCGTGCGCTGTACGATGAGCTGAAGAAAATATTTGGAGGTTGATGATGTGGAGATATTTATGGACAGAATTTCGCCTCATGCTGAGAACTGTAACTCCGGCACAGGCTGTGTCGCATGAGTTGCTGCATGCAGAGCACGAGTTGCTACAAGCAGAGAGCGCAGTCGAGTACGCGACTTCGCTAGTTACCTACAACAAGCAGCGGGTCAAGCGCCTCAAGGCGTACTTGGGCAAGACTGAGGAGCCGACATGAAAACAGTATGCGACACAGGCAGAACTCTCTGCCCTCACAAGCCTCAATGCGCCCATCTCTGCCACTTCACTGATGCGGGGCTGGAGGAGCCAGAGACGCGCAAGGTCAAGCCGTATCCGGCAGTGCCGGAGGACATTCCACCAGTGCCGGAAACATGGCACAGGATTGGAGCGTTAATGCTTTGGTCTATTTTTACAGTGCTGGCAGTGATCTGCCTTGGGCTGTTTCTTACTGGCGCTTGGATTTGGAGCTTACTGATATGAACAAGACACTTGAAGCATGGCTGCGTGGGTACATCCTGTTCGATGTAAACGGTACAAGGTTCTTGCGCTACAACTCAGCACTGGCCCGGCGCAAAGCTACTGAGGGGAATGTGGAGTTCAACGGCTTGCACATCTTTAAAGGATGGCAGTGCTTTTTTGTTCGGTTTGATAAACCGCAGGAGGTTGTATGGGAGGTTGTATGACACCAGAGCAAACACTTGATTGGCTGGCCCAAAAACACTTCGATCAGTGCCGTGAAGACCGCCCTGTTCAGCATTGGATTCGCAAGATGAAGTCTGAGTTGCCGCCTCAGTTAGAGGAGCGCTATTTCTGTCAGCGATGCGGCAAGCCTGTTAGCCTGACTACAATTCACACATGCACACCACCAAGGGAGAACATATGATAATAGAACGTGCAGCCGGTTCACAGGCTTTTTACGGATTTCCTGACGGGCCGGTAAGTGCGTCAAACGCGGGCGGCAAATGCGTGACTGATGGAGAGACATCACCATGAACTGCCCAAAATGCGGAGTATGGACTAGCGTGCTTGACACGCGAAACAAAGGCTCATTTACAGTACGCCGCCGCGAGTGTGCGAACGCCCATCAATTCACCACGGAAGAACATGTCAAACTTCAAAACTTGGACGCTAGAAAATCTAGCGAAATTCGCGCAGGAATCGAACAACAAGATGATCGAGCAGAACGAGAGGATAGAGGAGCTACAGCGCGACCTCAAGGACGCCATTGAGGCGTACCGTGGGCTAAACCGCCAGATACAATCCGATGTTAGCAAAGGCGTAACCGGCGTAGACCACGCCCATCGGGATGTTGCCCTTAAATAGTTGCTCCACAGCGATGCCAGCGTAGATCACCGTGACAAGAATGATTAACCAGCCGCTCATAACATACCCATTTTTGGCATGATCGTGCTAGTTTTGGGTATGTTCATAGCTCTGAGACATCAATGACTTCACCACGGAACTCTACGCAACCATTGCCAAAGTCGTGAACAAGTTCCGGCCACAGCAGTTGACTGTTGAAGAAGGTCAGGATGGCAAAGCCACTGCGCCAGTTCGTTGGGTTGTCTTCTAGGTAGTCAACAAATTGTGGGCCGGTTGGATTAGCTAGTGTGCCGGTGTCAACGCCGAACCTGTTGCCGGTGTAGTCCGCAAATGGAGTCACTTTAAGGCTGTGCAAGTGGCCGGTGACGATTGTCTTACCACTGTTGACTGTGTTGTTGTGTGTTGCGTGAATGCCGCCCTTGTAGCGGTGCTTGACAACCACATCTTCAGTCGGCCAACAAGCCCAGCAGGATGTCCATGCTGGGAAATGATCTTTAAGGGAGAAACCTTTGACGCCTTCAAATTCTGCTGCATTGGCAGCAAGACGATTTTCAAACCGGCTGTCGTGGTTGCCAAGTGTCCAGATCAGCTTGGCCCGTCCAGCATCCTCCTCGATCTCGCCCAAGCTGGCCTCACACGCCTTCAATTCTTGGATGATCGACGGTTTTGTATCCCAACCGATACGAGGGTATCTACTGATAGACGCTCCATCGAACGCGTCGCCGTTGTTGATAACTGCCTTGGGCTTGAACTCCCTGATCGCCCAGAGCAGGCCCTTGAAAGCAGTGGTGCGGATGCCCGGCCAGAAGTGAGCATCGCTGAACACAATGACTGTGCCGTTCTCAATGCCAAGTTGATGACGCGCCGCGTGAATATGGGCGGTCTGCAAGTGAGCGTAGTTTTTACTTCTACTTTGATCAGAGGCTACTAACTGGATTTTGTGCGTTTGCTCAATTCGCCTACGCCTTTGATGAACTGACGATACATCAATACCAATTGTTTTTGATATTTTTGAGGCAGAGCGTAGTGTTTTCCATAACTCAATGAACTCCGCATCGCTAACTTTTGGTGCAGGCATATCATTCCTTGGTGAGGACGCGCTCAAGCACGTTGATTACTCGGTGTTCTGCTGCTTCAATTTGCTCCTCTGATGATCCTCTGTCTGTCGCTATTTGTATCAAATCGTAGGTAAGTATGTGCAAGCACTCATGCAATGCAGTTTTTCTCAAAGTCTCTGGCGTAATCTTTTCAGCGCCAAAGTCACCGATGCGGTATGTCGCCAGTCGTGCTGGCTGGTTGAATTCAACGGACGCCATTGCGCCCTTAGCTGGCTTTGATCCACGCTCAATGCGCCAATCACCTAGTGACAATTCTTCTTGCCAGAAGGTCATACATTGGTCAAACAGAAGCGCTTGTTCTGCGCTTGGCATGTTCTTGACGGGGTTTTTCATGCTCGTCCTTTTTGCTATCGAACTTTTGGAGGATAACACGAACTTGTGACTTATTTATGTCAGCCTATATTTTCGCACATTTGGAACTTTTATGTCGTATCTATTAACTAAAGAAAGAAAAGTCTCATGACACTCGCACAAGCACAAAACATAATTGGCACAAGTGTATTTGGTCAGGCACTCAGCGGCGGCACCCTCACAGCCTCAGGGAACGCAGCCATGCAGAGCGCAGCCTATAACTCTATGCTGCAAAACGCACACAGCGCATCAAACCCTCCTATCATTGGTAATAGTGGCGCATCTAACAAACGCATATTTGCTGGTCATATAGATGTTAGCCAAGTTGCCAACGGCTACGTAGTTAACATCGCTACCAAAGAAGGCTATGAGTTCACAACCTACATTGCTTCTACCATCGTGGAAGTCAACAAGATCATTGCCGCAGCAATGGTTGCATTTCAATTGGAAGATAAATGATACCTGTATACATAGACTTTGAAACTTACTGGAGCACTACGCACACACTGTCTCGCATGTCTCCTACGGAGTACATCACGCACCCTGAAACCGAAATCATTTCGGTAGCTATTCGTGAAGGGAACCAGCCTACGTATGTACTGTTCGGTGAGCAGGTAATACGAGAGCACTTGCAAGACATGGACTGGAGCGACAAGATGGCCGTAGGCCACAACATGTCCGGCTTTGACTCGATGATCCTTGCGTGGCGTTTCAACATCAAGCCTAAGATGTATGGTTGCACTGCTGCCATGGCGCGGTCCAAGTACTCTAAGACCGGAGTATCTGTGGGTGGCAAGTTCCTCACTGGTGTGTCACTCAAGAAGCTGGCTGCTGAGTTTAAGGTTGGTGCCAAGCTAGACCTCGAAGCCACGAACACCAAGGGAAAGCATCTGTGCGACTTCAGCCCTAAGGAGCTAGCTCAGATGGAGGAGTACAACAAGGTGGACACTTACCTGTGCGCCGAGTTGTTCAAGAAGTTGGCCGTGGGCTTTCCCAAGGCAGAGCTGCTGCACATCGACATGACTACACGCATGCTGGTTGAGCCTAAGTTCCAGCTGGACTACGACATGGTGAACAAGGCGCTGGAGGATGTGAAGGCTGAGAAGGCCAAGTCTCTCAACGACCTGTATCACTTACTGTTCGACAACACTGAGCGAGTAGCCCGAGCTCTCGATGGTGACAACACAGACCCTGAAGAGTACGTCCGCATGACCATGGCAAGCGCCGCCAAGTTTAGTGAGTTGCTCAAGTCGCGTGGCGTCGAAGTTCCCATGAAGCAGTCGCCTACTAACCCAACAAAGCTGACAACTGCACTGGCCAAGACTGATGATGCGTTCATCGCACTGCAAGACCACGAAGACCCGATCATCGCCGCTGCTGCCCGTGTGCGCCTTGAGGTCAAGTCAACTCTGCTGGAGACACGACTCGAAGCGTTCCTGAAAGCCGCTGACGCATGTGATGGTCGCTTGCCCGTGCCACTCAAGTACGCTGGCGCTGACACCACTGGCCGCTGGTCTGGTGAGCAGTACAACATGCAGAACCTACCCCGTATAAACCCTAAGTCGCCCAAGCCGTCCGATGCTCTGCGTAACTCACTGCGAGCGCCCAAGGGGCACAAGGTTGTCGTTGCTGACTTGTCGGGCATCGAGTTGCGGGTCAACCACTTTTTGTGGAAGGTCAAGCAGTCTATGGACTTGTACACCGCTGACGTTGAAGCTGACTTGTATCGCTCGTTTGCGGCTGCGCGTTACGGCATCGCCGAGAGTGAGGTGTCCAAAGATCAACGGCAGCTGGCCAAGATCGCTCAGCTGGGTCTAGGCTTCGGGGCTGGTGCGCCTACGTTCCGCAAGGTGGCAAAGCTCATGGGCGGTCTGGACTTGTCAGAAGCTGAATCGCTTGAAGTTGTGACTGCATGGCGTGACACGTACCACGACATTGTTGCTGGGTGGAAGTCGTTTCAGAGCAACATCCCCAATATCCAGCAAGGCGTCGAAACAACCATTGACCCATGGGGGCTGTGCGTTACCGAGAAAAACGCTGTGCGTCTGCCGTCCGGTCGTCGCATCCACTACCCCGGCCTGACAAAAGAATCCGACAACGGCAAGACAGAATGGTGGTACGGCAGTGGCCGCAGTCGGGCTCGTATCTACGCCGGAAAAGGCGTGGAGAACTTGGTGCAAGCCCTTGCACGCGACGTGCTCGCAGAGCATGCACAGCGCATGTTCCAGCGCACTAAATACCGCCCATCCCTGACAGTTCATGACGAGCTGGTATATGTTGTACCCACAACTGTGGCACAGGACGTACTTGATGAGCTGCAGAGCATAATGCGAAGCGGTGTGTCGTGGTGGCCCGAGCTGATTACATGGTCAGAAGGCGACTTAGGCGACACGTATGGGGAGGTGAAATAAACATTGACACCACTCATCAAACTGATAAGATGGCATTTACAAACACAAGTCCTAGCCGTCAAATGACGAGTTGGGGCGGCAACGCATTGGATCAAGATGGCAAACCCAGCATGGACTTACTCTCAGCTAGATACGTTCGAGACCTGTCCTCGTAAGTTCTATCACCTCAAGGTCAAGCGTGATGTGGTCGAGCCGCCTACGGTACACACCGAGTGGGGTACGAGAGTACACACTGCGTTTGAAGACTTCATCAAGAACGGAGTCATGCTGCCGGAAGGCATGGATCAGTGGCAGAAGCTGGCGTTCAAGCTAGCAGCACTACCGGGCCAGAAGATGTGCGAAACGCAGTACGCCCTAGACCATAACTTTCAGCCAACAGCATGGGGTGCTGCATGGACTCGCGGTATCGCAGACTTTGTTGTTATCCATGGAGACAAAGCTGTTGTCGCAGATTACAAGACCGGCAAGCGCAAGCCCACTGAACAGCTAGACCTGTACGCCAACTACATATTTGCCCATCACCCAGAAGTTCAGAAGGTAACAACCGGATTCATCTGGCTCAAGGAAAAGAAGATTGACTGGAAGCCTGTGGAGCGCAAGGAAGTGCCCATCATCTGGCAGGGCTTCGTACCCCGCGTGGCCAAGCTGGAGTCTGCATACGAGCGCGACAAGTGGCCAGCCAAAACGTCAGGGCTGTGTAAGGCATGGTGTTCAGTATTGAGTTGCGAATTCAACGGGAGAAAAAATGGCTAGAACACCAGAAGGCAAAGTAAAAGACGCTTGCAGGAAGTTCCTCATAGCGCGGGGCGCGTGGTTCTTTATGCCTGTGTCTAACGGCATGGGGCAAGTCGGCATCCCCGACATCATCATTTGCTACCGTGGAATTTTTGTAGCCATTGAAACTAAGGCACCGGGTAAGCGCAGTCAGACAACTCCTAACCAAGACAGAGTTCTCGAGGCAATACAGAAAGCCGAAGGCTTTGCTTGGGTAGTGGACAATGTTGATGACCTGCAACCCCTGTTCGATTCCATCGACGTTTACTTCAAATTGGAGAGACCAAATGACCAAGTCAACATCACGAAAACTTGAGTACCAAAAAGCATACAACGCAAAGCCAGAAGAGGTGGCCAAGCGAGTGAAGAACAACGCCGCACGACGCGAAGCGATTAAAGACGGCAAGGCCAAGGTGGGCGATGGTAAAGACGTAGCCCACAAGAAATCACTGGAGAACGGCGGCAGCAACCACAAGGCCAACGTAGCCGTTCAAGAACGAAAAACCAACCGGGGCTGGAGAAAAGGTAGCGGCTCCTACAACCCTGACAAGTAATGCTAATTCACAAAGAAAAAAAAGCAGTCGTTCTTAATCTTCGCAACCCAACACGAGTAACGACTGTCATACCAACCGCAGTGTTGGTCGAACACAAAGGCGAGACACTGGTGGCAGTGCCACACAGACCTGATGAAACTCGGGTGCTGCGTAACTTGGGCTTTGAGATTCCTGATCCCATGCCCATGCACTACGACTGGCCCAAAGTCAGTGGTAGGCACAGTCCGTTTTCCGCTCAACTGGATACGGCTTCGTTTCTGTCTATGAACAGTCGTGCGTTCTGTCTTAACGACATGGGCACGGGCAAGACTAATTCTGCGTTGTGGGCGTACGACTACTTGCGCCGCACTAAGACAGTCAAGAAGATGCTTGTCGTGTGCCCTCTGTCTACCATGGAGCGCACATGGGCTGACTCAGTGTTTCAGACGTTCCCTCACTTAGACTGTACGGTGCTGCACGGTTCCAAGGACAGACGTAATAAGCTGCTCAAGCAAGACTCGGACATTTACGTCATCAACATCGACGGCCTAGCTACCATCAAAGACGCTCTATCTAAACGCCCTGACATTGACTTGGTTGTGGTGGACGAGCTTGCCTTGGCGCGTAACTTCAGCACTGATCGCTGGAAGATTCTTAACCTCATATGCAACAAGCAGTCTAGCCGCCGCGTGTGGGGCATGACCGGGTCTCCAACTCCCAACGCTCCTACCGACGCATGGGCTCAATGCAAGCTGGTAACGCCTGACAACGGCAACGTGCCTAAGTACTTTAGTGCGTTTAGAGATCGTGTGATGCGACAGCTAACACCTTTTAAGTGGGCAGCGAGGGAAGATGCGAACGAGACTGTGTATCAGATGATGCAGCCGTCCATCAGGTTCTCACTCAATGACTGCGTGGACTTACCAGACCAGACGTTTATCTCCCGCGATGCACCCCTTACAAAGGAGCAGGACAAGGCCTACAAGGACATGATGAGCAAGCTGGCTACCGAGTACTCCGGCGGTCAGATTCTTGCTGTCAACGAAGCCGTGAAAGCCAACAAGCTGATTCAGATTGCGTGTGGTGTTGCGTACGGAACAGGTGGTGAGATGGTAGTGATCCCATCCAAGCCTCGCATGGACGTACTGAAAGAAGTCATCGAAGAGTCTGAGGGCAAGGTCATTGTATTTGTACCACTAACCGGGGCATTGGAAAGCGTGGCGTCAGAACTGCGTAAGGATTGGACGGTAGAAACGGTGTATGGGGGAACAAGTAAATCAGAGCGCGACAGAATTTTTAGTGAGTTTCAACGCAACGCTGACCCTCGTGTGTTGGTAGCTAACGCATCGACTATGAGCCACGGGCTGACACTGACGGCGGCTTCTACCATCGTGTGGTACGCCCCAGTTCACTCGAATGAAACTTACGAACAGGCTTGCGCTCGCGTACGGCGACCGGGCCAAACAAGAACCACAGTGATCGTTCACATTGCAGGTACGGATGTTGAGCGGCGTGTGTATAAAAGACTGCAAGACAAACAGTCTATGCAGGGTGTGTTACTCGACATGATGAAAGAGCGGATAGACCAATGAAATTATCAGAAGCAGTGGGACTGTATATACAGCTCCGAGACAAGAAGGCAGAAATGAAGTCGGCGTTTGACGCTTCAGTTGCGCCCATCAATGAAAAGATGGACAAGCTGGAAGCCAAGCTGCTAGACGTATTTAACAAGACCGGCACAGACTCAGTTAAGACTGAGCATGGTACGGCTTACACCGCTGTGCGTACAACCGCCAGTGTTGCAGATCGTGAAGCTTTCATGGACTACGTGAAAGCCAACGAAGAGTGGAGCTTGCTTGAGGTGCGTGCATCAAAGACCGCCGTTGAGCAGTTCTGCGAATCCAACGACAACGCGTTACCCCCGGGCGTAAACATGCGCTCAGAGCGTGTTGTCAACATCCGCCGTTCGGCGTAAACTAACTTCCCCTCAACAGAGAAAACTATGAACATTATTCCTTTTGATTCCGGCAGTAGCCTGCCCGCGTTCCTTAAAAAAGTTGACATCGCTGCGCTCAACGCAGACCTAACAGCACACGCTGGGGGCGGCTTTCCAGTCATCTCCATCAAGGGCAAGGTCTTTGCAGTCGTGCGTGATGGCGATCGTGAAATTCAGATGAACCCCAAAGACCCGGACAGCGCGGCTACAAGCCTGAACGTGGTGTTGCTTAAAGCCAACAAGGGCACCAGCAAGGTGTTCTACATCAAGGGCTACGACAAAGACACAAGCGAAGGCCAGAAGCCTGACTGCTACTCCAACGACGGTGTTGAGCCAGCAGCTGACGCTCAGAACAAGCAAGCCAAGAAGTGCGCGACCTGCCCACACAATCAATGGGGCTCACGTGTCTCGGAGAAAGGTGCTACCAAAGGCAAGGCTTGCGCTGATGCGGTTCGTATGGCCGTAGCTCCGGCGGGTCAGATCAACGACGCCATGCTGCTGCGTGTGCCGCCTGCATCTATCAAGGCACTGGGTGAGTACGGTCAGATGTTGGCCAAGCGTGGTGTCGGCTACAACATGGTTGTCACCAAAGTTGGCTTTGATTTGCAAGCAGAGTCTCCTAAGTTGACGTTCGCCGCCGTTGGGTTGTTGGACGATGACGGCTTTGCTGAGGTGCAAGAGATTGCTGCGTCCGATGTGGTGTCTAGTATTCTCGGTTCGTCCATCGTTGCTGCTCCTGCTGCGATTCTAGAATCCGCTGAAGAGGAAGAAGCTCCTAAACCTGTGGCCAAGGCCAAAGCCAAGCCTGTAGCGGAGGAGCCTGATGAGGAAGAAGCTCCTAAGCCTGTGGCCAAGGCCAAGGCCGCTGCTAAGCCGGTTTCAAAGCCGGTTGACGATGATATGGACCTCGATCTCGACGGCATTAACTTCGACGATTAAGCAACTCGTAAGGCCAGTGGTTGGAGTACACTGGCCTTACTCTCTCAAGCCCGGTGTCGGGCTTTTTCGCTTTCTGGAGTGACCATGAGTTGCAAAAAAACAACAGTGGGTGAAGCATGAACACCTTTGAGTTCCTCAAAACAATACTGCCTGAGTTCGGTATCCATTACCTAGCTCTGTTCAAAGAAGGTTACAAATTTCCGGCACACAAGGTTTACACAGACCTTGAGACAATGGCCGATGCCATCGAGGGGATGGCTGGCAGCAAGCAGCTGTCCGTGTACCACGCATGCGCCTCGTACCAAAAAGCCGTCATCGAGTTGGAAGAACTCGACGTTAAGGGCAACCCCAAGCGCAAGTACCGCATCCCTGAGAACTGGGACAGGGCCAAGGCTTTCTGGGTTGACGTTGACTGCGGCCAAGAGAAGTTCGACAAGGCTCAAGGCTACCTGACCAAGAAGGACGCTTGCATTGCCATGGCCAAGTTTGCCAAGGATGTTGGTATTCCACGCCCCATGCTGGTTGATTCTGGCAACGGGGTACATGCCTACTGGCCCTTGACACATGAGATCGGCCATGAGCTGTGGCGCAAGGTGGCTACAGTCCTCAAGGCTACGCTGGCCCACGAGAAGGTCATAGCTGACCCGACACGTACAGCCGACTTCAGTTCTATCCTGCGCCCTGTGGGTTCGACCAACCGCAAGAACGGCGACGCCAAGACAGTCAAGCTGCTGGCTACCTGTGAAGCTGTTGACCCCAAAGAGTTTGCCGTAACGCTGTTTGCCTATGCCAAAGAGAACAACGTCAAGCAGATCAAAGAGACGCCTAAGAAACAGTACCAGCCGAACGATCTCAATTCAGACCTGACCGACCACCTGACCCAATACCCCGAAGTTCCAGTAGATGCCAATGTCATGGCCAGCAAGTGCCAACAGGTTGGAAAGATGCGCGACACCATGGGTGACGTGGACTACGAAACTTGGCGGGGCGTTATCGGTTTGTTGACCCACTGCGTCGATGGTCGTGAGCTAGCCCAGACATGGAGCTCAAAGCGTGAAGAAACTGGCCACGGCCAAGTCGATTGGGATATCCGTTACGACACATGGGGCGCAGGCCCAACTACGTGCGAGTTCTTTAGCAAGTGCAACTCCGGCGGCTGCAACGGCTGCGCGTTTAAGGACAAGATTAAGACTCCGCTTGTTCTTGGTAGGGTAATCCCTGAGCCGGAAGAAACTACCGCCGTCACAGTTACTGAAGAAGGTGTTGTGGAGCAAGCAGCTATACCGGCTCTGCCCCGTGGATACCAGTGGGACTCCGGCTTGTTGAGTCGCCTCATCCCTGACAAGGAAGGCGTGCTGCAGATTTTCCCGTTCTGCGAGAACCTGTTCTACCCAGTCACCCGTATCCGTGGTGAAGATGGCACGTTTCGTTACGGCATCCGACTACACTTGCCCGATAAGCGTATCCGAGACTTTGAAATTTTGGGTGAGTCCGTGGCATCCCCTACCGACTTGCTGAGGGCTATGGCCCGGTACGAGTTAACAAAGAGTAACCACAAAAACGCTGGAGACCACATGGCGGCGTATCTTCTAGATCAACTGCAATCTTTAAAGCGCAGCATTACCGAGACCAATACCATGACGGCTTTTGGTTGGAAGGACGAACATAAGTCGTTCCTCATTGGTGAGACCTTATTCAGTCAAGACGGAACCGAGCGCAAAGTATTGGTCGGCGGCAACGCCAAGGAACGTGCCAGCGCATTTAAAAATGGACGTGGTAGCTTGGAAGGCTACGCTGAGGCCATGAATTTCATGTACAACAGACCGGAGGCCGTCCACTGGCAGTACGCCATATGTGCTGGATGGGGCTCGCTGGTATCGCACCACTGCGAAGACCTGTACAAGGGCTTAATTCTGGCGCTGCAAGGCGGCAAGTCCGGTCGAGGCAAGACTACTGCATGCCACGCTGCGCTGGCGGCGTTCGGCAACCCTGAGAAGATGACGCTCAACTCCAAGGAAGGTTTCACTACCAACGCTCTGTGGGCTACGCTAGGTGTGTACAACAACATCCCTGTGCTGGCTGACGAGCTGACCAACATGGACGCTGGCGTCTTCAGTGATGTGGCTTATGGGGTGTCCAACGGGCAGGAGAAGGTTCGCCTGACATCCAAGGGTGGCGGTGTAGTATTCGCCAAGTCCTCCGAGTGGCGGCTGAACGTGTACGTGACTGGCAATCGTGACTTCTATGGGCTGCTGGCTGCTAACCAAGCCAACTCACAGGCCGAGGCTGTGCGCCTGATTCAGCTGAACGTGGATCGTTACAACCCGCTGATGCTTGTGGAACGGCTAGACTACCCCGACACCGAAGAAGGTGAGGACGCATGGAGATCAGCTTCTGCCATGGTAGCTGCTGAGAACATCAAGAAGATGACTGCCAACTCCGGCCATGCCGGAGCCGCTATGGTCAAGTACGTTCTGGCCAACGAAGCTGAGGTCTACCGCGACATGCAGGCCATGCTGGGCAAGTTTACTGAGGTGCTGTCCAACCCCAAGTTCCGCTTCTATCGTGCGCATAGTGCATGCACTATGGTTGTAGCCAAGATTGCCAAGAAGTTAGGCATCGTTGGCTTTGACATCGATGAACTGCAGAACTTTGTTGTAGCTTTACTACACGAGCTGTCCGATTCCGTTGAGGAAAACAATACTGTGACGTCTGAGGACGCGTTTCAGCGTATGGTCAGCATGTTGAGCCAGCGTATTATTGTTACCACAGAGTGCCGTGATAGCCGCGATGGCCGTGGCCCGGAGACCCCACGCAACAGAGTCAATGGCCCAATTGCAGGGCGTTACATCCTAGGTACGGCCAACAGTAAAGAGCTTGCTGGTCGGCTGATCTTGTCCCAGAAAGAGGTGCGGGAATGGTGTATGGCTAATCGCACGGACTACCACTCTATGATGACCAGCCTGAAAGATGCCAAAGCGCTTGTGTCCCAAGGCGAAAAGTTTGTTATCACCCGAGGCACAGACTGCACATCTCAGCAGACACGATGCATTATCGTAGACACAAGACACCTAAACGCTGAATCAGCCACACCGGTATTGTCTTTGGTCAACAATCAATTTGACGGCGAGGCCGTAAACGCGGTATGATTTCTTCGCTAATTGCCATGTTAGCTCCCTTGTGTTGAGGAACTTTAACCCCCGAGTCGAAAGGCCCGGGGGTTTTTTTACTTCTTGGCTTTCATGCACTTGCCCATGGCAGTGCATTTGGCTTTGTTAGGACAGCCGGGGCATGGCTTAAAAGACGCAGCTTTTTTACCTGCGGGGGGCTTAGCCATCATCATCTTTTTTCCGTACATCATGGTAGTGCTCCTTATTTCATCTTAGAAGTTGATTTCTTGCCTTCATACTTTTTTTCCATGGCAGCGTAGGACTTGCCTTTGGACATCATCTTTTCTTTGGCTTCCATCATTTTGGACTCGCCTTTACCAAAGGGGTTAGCTTTGGCTTTGCTGGCTTTGTTGGTGGCGGTGCGTTGACCGCGCATAGGCAATGACTTCATCATGGGAATCTCCAGTTAGGTTAACGGTACTTCGCGGTTTTCGCAGCGATCTTTTTGGGTTGCGCTACAAACTGTTTCCCCGCAGCTTTGCCAGCGCGTTTCGCACGCGTTGTCGCAGCATATTCAGCAGGGCTAAGACTTTTAATTGCAGATTCTGGCAAATATCGCTCACCAGTGACAGAAGATTTTTTACCACTTTTTGTGCTCCATTTCTGGTCGCCCCAGTCTTTGAGGGATTTCTGCGGTGCTTTCATGTCAGTCTCGATACCCGCCGCCAGCGGCCTTGTACTTTTTGGCAACCAGCTGGGCTTTTCTCGCGCTCCATTGCCCAGCAGCTGTGCCTTGAGTTGCAGCAGACTTCACCTGAGAAACAATCCGCTTGCGTAATTCTGGCTTGGTGTAGTTGCCAGCAGCGTTGACCGTAGACTTGGATTTTGGTTTGGTTGCCATGTTAACAATTCCATGCTTTGAGTGAAAGAGCTTTGCGAGTGGGCTTACCCTTCTCGTCCTTCATCGGCCCCGGCATTCCACCCATACGGGCACAAAAACTAGCCCTACGGCCTGCGTCCGCTTTTGTCTTGGGGTTTGGTGCTGGCGGTTTCAGGCCGGGTTTACCCGGATTGGCCTTGTTATAAGACGCACGTCCGGCAGCATTCAGACCTCCCTTGGGGTCTTTGCCTTCTTTACGTGTCCATGCTGGTGTCTTTGCCACGATTAATCCTCCACTATAGATTCTGCCAGTTTGCGCTGGCCTTCCCGATATGCTACACCACCTACCGTGCGCTTCTCGCGCTCCCGCTGCTCTTGCGGTGCTTTCAACAAGGTGGATACTGGTTGCGGTTTCAAGCCGTTACGCTGGCGAGCCTGCTGGAGTTTAGTCCATTCAGTGCGGGCTTCGGCCATAGCTGCGGTGTCTTTTTCACGGACAGCTTTTGTGTAGTCGTTCTTGATACGAGTAGTGCGCTCAGTAAAATTCTTGGTCACATCACGCATGCGATTCTGGCGCTCATAGGTCACAGCTTGCTGTACGACAGGCACACCCAGAGCAGTAAACACTGTATCGAGAGCGCTGATTTCGCTGTTCGGCAAGATCACATCACCGTTGCGACGGGTCATACCTTCAGCAGCTTGGCGACCCGCTTTCAGTGCGTCAGACACACCCTTGGGCATGGTCCGCTCAACACCCTTATAGTAGTCACCACTGGCAATTAAACCGAGGCCGTCAATCACACGAGATGTCATACCCAGAGCGGCACCGCCCATCAAGGTACCTAGCGCTTCGGCGCGGCCTGCGTTGGTGTTCAAGTCAGCGTTGCTGAATGGCATGATGGACAGCATATTACCAGCGCCGATCTTGCCGGACAAGTCCATACCGACTACCGTGGGAGCGCCGCGCATGATTATGTCAGCCCACTCTGGGCCAATTGCTTTGCGCATGTCAGCAGTTAAGTCGTACGGCTCGTCATCGTCGCCAAAGAAGCCCAAGATTGCCGAGATAGCGGCGTAGCCGGGAAGGCCCATCATGCCAGCGAACACGGCGGTGTGGCTAAGCGAGTAGGCCAGAGTCCTCATTGCGGCTGCGCGTTCTTCGGGCTTGGTAAACGCATCGCGGAACAGCTTGGCGTAGAACGCAATCTGGATCAACTGGAACTTGCGGAACTGCAAAGCCACTTTACCCCACTGGGTATTAAACGCACGAGGCGCGTTGAAGGCTGTGTAGTCACCATGGGTGTCAGTCAGGATGTCGGCAGCGTATTGCGTTGCTTTGTCAGCATCTTTGGTCTTGGCGAACTCAAGGCGGTACGCAGCGATGGCTGTAGACAAGCGATTGACAGCTTCGGTCTTTTGGACCGCCATACGCATGCCTTTGTTCAGGCGCTGTGCAAACTGGCTGAGTTTGCCGTCGGCTTCTACCTTGTACTCGTTGATTTCAGTGGCCAGACCAATGTCAATCTTGCCTTGGTTAACTAAGTTGTTGATGGCCGTGCGCACATCCGCAGGCACCTTGGAGAAATCAAACTGCTCGTCAAACAGCTTCACGTCCTTGAACAGAGGGCCCAGCTCGGTGTACGCCTTAGCCATCTCAGCAGCAGCCTTGGTGTAATCATGGCGACCCGCCATGGCAGGCAGCGACATCATAAACGGCTGGGTCAAGTTCTGTAGGTAGTAACCCGGACTAGTAGCCAAGAAGAACTTAGACGCCAAGTTAGTCAGGCCGTTGATGAACGGGCTTGGCTGTGGGTCCAGCGTACCTGCGTAGCGTTGGGTCAGCTCATCAAAGATTTCAGACTTGCGTTCGCGGTCGCCAGTGCGTGACTGGTTACGCATCTGCTGCAAGGCTTCTTGAATTTTAGGCTCGTACTCAACGCTGGCCAAGAAGTTGGCATCGGCACGGCCTTGCTGGGTAAACGACTGGAGCATGTCCACTTCACCGGCCACACCCCGACGGCGCATTTCAGACTTGCGGGCACTACCCTCAGCCAACGCCTCCAAATACAACTGGTTGATGATGTTGAGCAACTTGCCAGCAGTCGGGTCTTTCTTACCACTAGCGTCTTGGGCACGGCGGTCTACAGCGGCACGCATTTTTGTCAAGGCAGGCAGCATGGCCTCGCCGCTAAACGCCTCGTCAAACGACTCAGAGCGCGAAACAACTTGCGGATCAGTAAATACGCCTTGCTCTGCCAACCTGTCGCGCAAGCTACGGGCCTGCCACTTTGTGTCCGTGAACGACACATGGTAATGATCTGGGTCAGACTCCAGCTTCTTGATAGTGGCAGTGTCTTTGTTAGCCTTGGCTTTTTGATATTCCTCAGACTCACCGATCACCACGTACGAACCAGTGCGCTTAATCGGCGCGTAGGGCATGCCCTCACGGATGCGGAACAGTGTCTGGAAACGCTTGAGCGTAGCAACTTTTTCAGCCTTGAGGGTAGCCTCGGTCTTGGTGTCACCGGAGTCCTGAGCAGCCTTAATCATGGCGTCGTACTCAGAGTTGGTGGCGTTCAGCACAACTGTTTTCTTATTAGACAGCGTGGAGTCACCATGGGCAAATACGTCTTTTACGAACTGCTGGGCCTTGGGGCCTAACTTGTCAAAGGCAGCGCCCATCTCGGCATCACGGAACTTACCATAGCCCCACTTACCCATACGGGTGGACTCAAACAAGAACTCATTGACTGAGCCGGGGCCGTCACCTTTGAACTTATTTTCGATGGACGCATAGCGGTCTGCAATCTTTTCGATCTTGCGTTCTTCTTCGCTGACCTTGGCGTTGCGTGAAGCTAGGCGGTCAGAAAAAGTTTGAGCAGCGGGTAGACCAGCAGCAACCGCACGCTTGACCAAGTCACTGGTAAACATCAAGTAGTCCAGACCCCTACCACCCAAGTCACCAAGAGCACCGGTCAAGTTACGTACCGGCTGCTGCGACATACGTGGCAGCTTGGCGATGTTGCGGTCGATCAGTCCTTGCTTTTGGCGGCTGGCTCGAGAAACTGTTTTAGCAAGCTGCGCCCCTTGTTGTCCAGTTTGAACTTGTCCTGACTGAGCACCTTGCTTGGCACCTTGGGCGGCTGCGTAGTTCGTTGCTTTAACTTGTTCATGCACTTTCTCCATAAAAGCGTGTGTGGTTGGCAGGTTATCACGGAGAAAATCCATGCCGCCATTCATGTTGGAAAAAGCCCACACCTGAGCAAAAACTTCCTCGCGGATTTCTTGAGCTGACAGCGAACGGTTCAGCTTGTCAGACATATCCAACGGGTAGTTTAGCAGGTAGCCCAATCCAGTGGTGTCGCTGTTGTCCTCAAAGTAGTTCAGGATTTCATCCGCAACGGTGCCGGGGCGCATGGCCATAGGCTCACCGTTTACCTTGGACATCTTGAACTCGCGGTCGCCAGAGAACTTGCCTAAGCCGCCTTGCACTTCGTCGATACCATGGCCGACTTCGTGGAGTGTGGCAATGACAGACAGCTCTTTATCCTTGAGGATTAAGCCGTTGTAAACAATCGTGCGCTTGCCGTCCATGATGGTGTAAATAGCATCCCACTTGACCGGGGAAAACGTCACCATCCAAGAGTCAATGGCGTCAACAGCGTTACCCATACCCGAGTTACGCAGACTATTGATACCAGCAGCAATGCCGTCTGAGTAGCCAGACAAGTCGTCTAGTGAAGCCTCTACAGACTCAAAATCAACGCCGTCTTGGTCGGTGCTGCGAACACTGCGACGCGACATGCGGGTAAAAACTTCTTGGGCTTTTGCTGGAGTTGGCGCTGGAGTTTTAGCGGGAAACATAGCCGCAGTAGCAGTCTGATCGTCAGGCAACACAAAGATCATGCCGCCGTTGAGCATGTCAATGTTTGGCAGAATGGACTTCAGGAAGGTGTCATGCGAGGTGTTGACACAGCCATAGCTGATTCGGTTGTCCTGTGCCGATGGACTTGCCAAGCGACCGGAACGGTTTTCTTTTGCGTCGCCAAGATAAGCAGCATGGACGGCAATAATTCCACCGTCTTCTTGAGTTTCTACTAACGTCAAGACCATACCACCTGCATAGTCGGAGTCTGGAACAGCTTGTAATGTAAATTTACCGGCAGGGGTTATCTTGGCTCCACCCTTCAACGACGAGACCGCGCCTTTTACATCACCAATGTCTTTGCCGTACAACGCTGCGTCTTGAACAAGCACAGAGCCATCTGCCCTAAATACATGCAGCATGCCGTTTGGCTTGTCGGCAATCATAAAACCTTTGCCTGAGGCCATGGCCGTAGGAGCCATTGATTCATAGACTGACTGCGCTAGCACGGACATCTTGGCTTTAGCGTTTGCGGGGACTTCAGCCTTGGCTTGCGTAGCAACTGTTTCTTTGTAAACCTGCGGCAGGTTGAAGTCAAACTTGTTGGTCAGCCCAGTAGGATTAAAAATTACACCAGCAGCCAGCACACCCCCGGCAATGGCTTTAATGATGGAGCGGATTGCTCCAGCAACGGCCTCTGCACCCTTGGTAGAGTACAGCACCACATCAGCTTGGAGCTTGGCAAAGAACTCAGCCGTACTGCGCTTAACGCCGTAGTGTTCTTCCAGCTTCTGGGTCTGCGCAGCAGGCAGTTCGGCGACTGCGGTTTCTAGTATGGCTTGTGGGGCAGCAGGAACTTCAGCAGCAGCCGCTACCGAGGCAGGCTTCTCACCCATCAGTTTGTTGGCCGCAGCCAAGTTGGCTACGCCACGTTTTGCCAGATCAGTCCAGCGAGCCTGCTCGTTGCTATCCAACTCAGAGTACGAAGGCATGCCGGGGAACTGTTCCGCTAATGCTGCCCACTGCTCCGCTGGAGTCTTGATTTGCACATTTTCTTGTGTTACTTCCGCTTTGACGGGCTTTGCACGGACGATTTTGGCTTTACCTTGGGTGGCAGCTTGGCCCCCTTTGGTGTCTCCTTTGCCCACTTCTTGGCCAGCTCCGGCTGGTTCTGAAACAGGTACGCTCGCTGGGCTTGGCTTTTGAACGGCATCGGTTTTCTCCAGTTTGGCCAGTTTGACTGACAGCTCTTTGGTCTGCCCACTCTGAAATGCCACGGTGACAGTAGTCGCATCGCCATCACCGGCAAAGCTTTTAATCACACCAGTGCCCAGCTTGGGGTTCTTGACGTTATCGCCCACGGCAAGGCCGTTGCGGTCAGCCTGCAGTTTGGCAGCACGCTCGGCGCGGAGCTTGGCAGCTTCGGCTTCTTTGGCGGCGTCTTTTTCTTCAACCGCTTTTTCAGCAGCTTCTGACTTGGCTTTGCCCTTGGTCTTCTTAGGCGCAGCAGCTTCAGGCTTGGCTTTGTATCCAGCAATCAGCGCGTCATATTCAGCGGCCAACTCGTTAATACGCTCAGTAGCAGCCGCCTCAGCTTGCGTTAAACCAAGCTGTTGTAATTCAGCAGCAGCTGTTTTTAACTCGGCAATGGTGTCCGCAATGGATACCAGCCTAGTAGCCATTTGACTACCAGCAGTACTGGCTTTCTGCCATTCACGGGCATCGTCCAAGTTGCCAAACGCTTCACCAGCTTCACCCTCAATGCCAGCTTCTTTAAACGCGGCGGTCATGTCGCCGGACTCAACTTCGTCGTTGATGCGAGTGATTTGCTCGTCCAGCTCTGCCATTCGGGCAATTTCAGCTTTAGTTGGTTTTGCTTTACCTTTAAGGCGCGACAACTCACCTTCGAGCTTACCGAGTTCGGTAGCCAAGGCTTTCTGGGCAGACTGAATGCCCAAACGATCAAACACCTGAGCCCGGTCAAAGCCCATGGAAACAGCGATGTCAGCCAGTTTTTCTGGGTTGCCAATTTGACGAACGCGGGATTCCGCAATGCCAAACGAGTCAGCAATTTCCTTGGCAATGTTGCCCTTGTAGCCGCTCGGTACAGCACGACGTGCAGTAATATAGGCACGCAGAATCTGGCGATCTCGGTCTACGTTCTTGCCTTTGCCTAGCTGTTCTTCGATTACCGCGTTGAGGTCGTCCTCAGTAAAGTCGCGTTGGTCAGCACGCAAGCCAGCTTCGTCTTCACGCATGGCTTCGATTTCGGAGGCGTTTCCGGTGGCGCGAGCAATCTCCAAAGCGTCTTCAGATGTATCTACTAGCGCAGTGGTACCAGCGGCACCACGGGTAGTTGGTTCTTGTCTTTGCGGCGCTGCTTGGATGGCTTGAGGGGCTTGAGTGGCAAGTGGTGCTCCGGTAGTTACAGGGGTAGTCGGTTGCCCGGCGGCGATTGGAAGAACGCTAGTTTGTCGAAGTGGGGCTCCAACTGCTGGGGCACTTGCGTCCAAAGCTCCTCCGACAGGAGCAACGCGTCTTGCATCTCCCAGACCTCCTTGAACGATAGCGCCCCCGACTCCCACGCCTCCTGCAGGCTGTCGTACAGTAGAAATTGGTAAGCCAACTGGTGCCTCCTTGCGGGACTGAATGATGGCAGCATCCATGAGCTCGGTGGCCTTGGTGAGGCGGCTTGGAGTCATGTACTTTGCGGCTGCGTAGTTCCACACTGGAACCATAATTGGAGATGTAGGGTCAATGCCCTGCTCTTCCATCATAGTAAACAGCTGGCGGCTGTTATTGTTCGGGACTACCTTGAGCTCGTCTCGCAAGAACACATCACGTGGATCACGCGTGGTAGCTACCTTAGAAGCCGCAAGGGCAGCAGCGGCAGTGTCGGCGGGGTTTGCCCCGGTCAAGTCCATGGCTGTGGAGCCACGCTGCATCAACTCACCAACAGTCAGTTCGCGTTCAACGCCAGTAGTAGCATCAGCAACAAACTGACCGCTAGGCTCATTGAAGGCAGTCTCAAACTGTTTTGCGTAGTCTTTACGCGATGGGCGTTCCACCCCAGTATTTATGTCAATAAACTTCTTCAGGCCAACAGTCTTATCCTGCGTTACAAACTGACTAGGGTCTGGGCGTGTAGTGGTATCAAGCGGCTTGGTCAGGTCTGACTCTGCGTTAGGACGTTGCGGACTACGGATACCGCCAACACCGCCAAACAAACCACCAAGCGTAACACCCCCAACAGCAGCGTCTAGGTAACGGCGATTGGCGGCTTCGTTAAAAAGAGTCTCGTTAGGGTCAACCGCCATGCGACCGGCGACTTGATTTATTAGCTCTTGGCTCGGCTCAGCAATACCTTCACCTGCGGCTCCAGTGCCTATCCCAGTTGCAACACGGCGCGTCAAGCTGCCATCAACGCTGATAAGCGGACGCAGGCCCCGGGCAATTTGACCTTCAATGCCAATAGCGTTTAGCGCTGCGTACGGAACACCGCCAAGAGCAGCAGCACCCAAGTTCTCCCCGCCAGCTTCACGTTGAGCCGACAAGATGTCACCGACGGCGCTTGGGTATCCAGCGGCAACCGCCCCTGCTTGGCTAGCAGCAGCACGAGTAAAGCCCATACGAGCCGCAGTTCCACCCAAAGATAAACCGCCTGTAAGCGCACCAGCAGCGGCTTCGCCTAAATATGGCAGCGCTTGGGCAGCTAAACCACCAGCGTAATTTAAACCGCTTCCAAAACCGGTGACGTCTCTAAAATCAGAGATACCGCCTAGCTCGGCAGCTCGTTGTTGTGCGTATGCAGCAGAGCCTTCGTTAGCTTGACGGCGAGCATCAAAAGCACCAGCTATACCTTCTGCACCAACACCGCGAGCAATAGCCCCACCAAGACCTAATAAATTAGCTTGGTACTGGTCAACACCAGCAGAAATACGACTGCCAGTTAAGCCACGCCCAGCGCCAACGTAACCTACTTCGGCTGCGTACGCATCAAGAGATGGGTAATAGCTTTTGTACTGCTGAAAGGTACTTTGCAGAATGTCTTCATCCGTAAGGTTGCTAAGCCCGCCATTAGCTTTACGAATGTCTGCAATTGAACGTGGCATAACGACAACCTTATTTTAGTCCGAGTGTCTGCACAGCTGCAGCAGTTAATCCCTCGGTTAGCGCGGCACGCTGCGCTCTCAATGCGTTAAGTCTATCACCGTACAGCCTAATCGCCGTGGTGTCTCCTGAACGAACTGCAGCAGATGCCTGAGCCTGAGCCTGCGTAATTGCTGTATCCAGTGCGGCAGCATCAGCTCTAATCTTTTCAATATCAACAGTAGACAAATCACCCGGGCCTCTGCGAGTTGTCGTTGCAGGTGTTTTTGCAGCTTTTTGAGCGTTTTGCTTTTGAAGACCAGCGTCTACATTGGCATCAGCAGGCCCACGACCATATAACTGATCTGCCCGAATAAGCGCATCAGTCGGCGAAAAACCAGCGTCAGTAAAACTCTTGACAGTGGCTGCGTAGTCTCTAGGTGTGAACTCAGGCCTTGCCGCTGCGCCCAGCGGTACGGCGTTACCAGCTTTGGCATTCGCCATGTTGAACTGCCGGATAAGACCTTGGCCTTTTGCGCCTACTTGTTCTTCTGGTGAGAGAGCTTCATACTCTGCTCGGATTTTTTGCGCTTCAACGTTAGCAGCGGCTTGTGTTTTGAGCATCTGCGCCTGTAGACCACGCAAACCGACAGTAGCGTCAGAAGCACGAGTTTGCGCGTTTTGCGCGTCAATAGCACTCTCTGTCTTACGCAGGGCCATCATCCAAGAGCCAATGGTCTCAGGCTCAATGGCTTGCTTATTCAAAAACTCAGTAGCCAGCGCTTCGTTTTTAAACGACTGAGAACTCGTAACTTTGCCAGTTGCTTTATCAATAAAGTTAAGCGTGACAGCACCGCCCTTACCCGGCACAATAGCCAAGTCGGTCTTGTCGTCAAAGTCAGGGTCTGAGTTGTAAAGCTCACCCAACTGAGTAAGATTTTTGCCCTGTAGCTTTTTCTTGACAGAGTTCTTAAAGCTGTCCATCTCGCCTGTCTCAATTTGCAGACGTGTAGCCACAGCCGCTTGCCACTGTTTAGGAGTGAACTTAAACTGTTTAAACGCAGCGTCTTTGAGTTCTTGCGTGGTGGCGTCCGGGCGTTCGGCAGCAAATGTTGCAAAATCAGTTTCCCGTTGTATTTCGGCTTCCGCCCGCGCAAGCGCGTTAAGGCGCAACCCTCTTTCGGACTGCCCAAGCGAAAAATCCTGTGCGGCTCGGCCTTCGGCGGCTACGTCTCGGGCTTCGCGAGCTTCGGCGCGTTTTTCGGCAGCGAGAGCACGTTGTTGTTCGTATGCACGGGCTTCCAGTGCATCAGCTTTTTCGACGTCGCCATACCGGCGGTATACACCCGCAAGGCCTTCGGCTCGTAGTGGAGCGGACGCTTGACGGGCTTCTTGACGAGTAGCAAAATTGGTGGGGCCGCTAGCTACAGAGTAGTCAGGGGCTGTGAGTCCTTGGCGGCGTGTCAGTTCTTCAATGGCTTGGTCATACGCCGCAGCCTGCGCCGGGTCTTGGTCACGCAGACTTTGAAGCTGCTGGATGTTTTCTTGCAAGCCGGGGCCATAAGCGCCTTCGGTGACGTTGTATCTTGCGGATTCTTGCGCCAAGTCACTGGCTCTTTTAGCCCCGGCAATGGCTTCAAGGCCTACACCGATGTTGTTAAAATTTAGGCGCATATTAAATCTCCACCATTTCTACGCCAATCATGCCGTAGTTGACTGACTTAAATCCATTTGCATCCATAAAGACTGCTTCTGGCATAACTGCTTCAACTTCGTCCGCCATGACGCCACGGAACTTTTTGCCCGGCAAGAATGTGTACTCGTATTCGTACAGGTTAAAACCAGACACTGGATCAATGCCAGCAAGTTCAACATTAGTTTTTAGGCGTCGGTCAGAGAAAGCTGTATACGCCGCTGCGCCGCCCTTCAAAAGACTGCCGATATCCAGCCCTTGTTGCGACATACCAGCGTTATACGCAGAAGTCTGCGAATTGAGTATGCCGCCGTAAGTCTGGCCAGCTTGCTGCATACCTTGCATGTACTGACTTCCGGGAGCCATAGACGAACCAAGACCCGCTGAACCAGCGCCCGTAGCAGCGCCGTAAGCCGCAGTAGATGCACCGGCAAGGCCGCGTCCAAGGCCAACGGCGTCTAGTTTCCTAGCGTAGCCTATCTGTTCAGCCTGATTGCGAGCACCAGTCATAGCGCCAGCACGAGCAGAAGCAAGGCTGAGCGCGTTTTGGTTCTGCATTGCCATGGCGTTACCGGAGCCGGGGCCTACACCTCGCCGTGCCAGATTGCGCGATGTCATTCCTTCGGCGGCACCAAATGCACGGGCAGTATCAGCAGCAGCCTGTGCGGCTATCCGTTCTCGGTTTGCTTCAGTATCATATTCTTGCGCCTGCGCAACAAGCCCTCGCTCTACCGGCCTAAACGTCTCTTGCTGGTAGTCGTAGTACTCCTTCGCCTGCTTCATCTGTTGCTCTTGGGAAGCCAACTGCTGGTTCGCAACGCGCTCGGCTATAGGCTTCATATCAGCGTACTGCCGTTCAGCAAACGCCAGCTGCTTTTCCCCGAGCTCTTTCATCGGCCCGTAGTCTGGTGGTGGTGGACTAGATTTACCGCCCATAATTTACTCCTTGCGCAGCCATCTACAGGTATCAGGCCGCATTACCAAAATGTGCATGTCAGCACCGGGGGCACCGTCTTTCATGACAAACTCTTCTTCAAACCCTAGGTGCTTATCGAATTCCAGTATTTTAGGCTCATTTGAAGGAACCATGCCAGTCAATCTTTTGAGCTTGCAGTACCGAAAGGCATAGTCACACACCGCCCTAAACAATGGAATGATCTGCTTGGTCTGCTTGGCAATGGCTATATGGCATGTAGCGTTTGATCCGTTGTAGTTGTTGATGACCACACCAGCCAGAATACTATCACCACTCACAACGCCAATAGCATAGAAACTGCCCCAGTCTGCGTTGTGGTTAACTTGCTCAGCAACCCATGCGCCAATACGTTCTTTCTGGTCATAAACAAGTTCTGCCATGGCCTAGTTTATTGCAGTCTGGCTACGACGGCGTTTAACCGTACGATAACGTCGGCCAAAGAAGCTGTATCAGGCAGGGGGCTAAGCCGATCAACATTTCGTGCTTGGGCTGTAATCTCGTCGATGTTCTGCTTCATGGACGACAGCGCCCGATCCAAGTCAGCCTTCCCTGTCAGTACTGCGGGGATAGCGGCTTTGGTCATGCGGATGTCCTAGACAACTCTTCGATAGACTCGGCCACAGTTACGTTGTACACGTTAACCGAAGCGTTTAGCCCGATAGCGTAAAGGTCGGTGTTGATATTAGCGGGAAGCCTAAAGAATTTAGAGGAAGTTACGTTCTTGGTAAATACGGGAAGCTCGTTAGCGTACAAAGTGAACTGCACCTTTCGCAAGGTATCCAACTCAACTGGCACAATGAAGCTGCCGTTAATCTCCAGCGCCAGCAGTTCAGCCCCGTTTAAGTGTCCAGCAACTGCATCAGCACCTAGAGCAATAAGCGCCTCGTTGGCTGTAATCTGGCTGGTGTCCACTGGAACGATGGCGCTATAGTCGGCGTGAACCTGTGCGGCCACAAACTTTACCGGCGCAGGGAACTGCAAGGCGACGCTTTGCCAGTCACTCTCGTAGTATTGTCCATCATCAACATCCCACTCGTACAGCTTCTGGCCTTTGGCGATGTACAGCTTACCGTCAAGTTCATTGCGGTACAAGGCGTCCGCACTCTCGTCTACCTCGGTCACACTGTCAGGGGACTCTATGTCCAGTACCAACATGCGGCTTTCCAACTGGCCTTGGTAGTAGGCGTAGTACTGGCCGTCATGGAACACGGCATCAAACGTAGAGGGGTTTAGCAGTGTCCACTCTTCCTCACGGTACAGTTTGCGTGTAATGCACTGAATCTGCTGGGTAGACACAAGCCACAGGCCGTCAAAGCTGGGGTAAAGCGCACCTCCGCCAAGGTCTACGACACCGCGCTTAGACACGCAAGGCGCGTAAGTCTCAAGCGTACTACCGGACATACCCTCGGGGTCTGAGCCTGTGTACAGAATAGGATAGGTCTCTGTCAGCACGATCACGGAGTTACTTGCGGCAATGGCAGCTACGCCCACACCAGCAAACGAATAGCGGTTGCGCACCGGCCATGAGTACGGCATGTAGGGGTCGCTAAAGCACAACTCGTTGCCAGCAACGCCAGCCAAGCAGCCGTTAGGCAGGCTGATAAGACTGGTCAAGTTCTTGGGTGGTGGAGAAGAATCAGCCGTGGGCAACTCTTCGCCCAGATCAGCAGCAAGCACAGTGTCGTTAAATGTCGTAGTCGCCACAGCAACTTCACCCACATACAAAAACAACCCGCTAGTGCCAACTGTGCGGTAGATGCGTTTGACCATGCCAGTCGTGTTGAACGGCGCGTTGCGTGCCCACGTACCGCCAGAAGTGTATGTCTGCGCCGTATCCAGCGACACAGTGACGCGGTTGTTTGCAACATCAACAGACTGCACGCGAAATGAGCCGTTAAGACTGGTCATCCCAACAACGCCAGCAAAAGTCAGCGTGTCGTACTGAGCAATGCCAAATACGCTGTTGAGCGTTACTCGCACTGTGTTGGAGCTTATAGTCGAAGCTGCGGTAATGGTTCCAGAATTAAGAGGCGCAGTCTGTAAGCCAGTGATATTCCATGTAGCGGTAATGTGCGTCGTGTACACGGTAGACGGGGGAGACGGGGGTGACTCTTCACCAAACGTAGTGACGTATGTATACACATAAGACCGAGACTCACTAGCCCCGCTACCACCTGTATGTGCGACCGTAGGAGCTATCGTAGGGGCAGCAGTCCCCAGCGAATACCATGCAGTTGGATATGGGGTCGATGAAATAGAAAGCGCGTATGTAGACATGCGCGGCTCAAACGACTCACTGGAAAAGTAGAACCTGCCGTCTGGGTCGTTGGCATTGGGTGATGGGACGATGTTTACATCCTGCGCCCAAGTAAGCCAGTTGTCAGCGTATGCGCCGTTTACAAAAGCTCTGTACCTGTAGACTGTTTCGATGTTCAGGCTGGTAGAAAACACCTGCTCAATACCAGCAAGGGGATCAAGGCTACCAGACGTAATCTTGCAGTTCAACGCACGGGTTGCGTGGTTGGGCGAAAGCAGGCGCTCGCTGATACGAGGAATCTGCCCACGGAACGCTTTGATGTTTACGGCTGTCATGATGTGCCCCAGTTTACTTTACGCTAAATAACGCGTTACCGTACCGGCTTTATCGGCCAGACAATAGCAAACGGAAACTCGGGTTGCAGAGGGACATCTCGCAGCGCTTGCCGATACGCAGACCACTTAGTTTTGATGGCTTGTGGCACATCCCCGGCTTGTGTCCAATCTGTTTGCGCTAACTTGAGGTCCCGCTCTTGCCTGATTGCGCTGGCAAGTTCTTCTTCAGTTGGGGCGGGTGGCGGCACAAACTCCGCAATCTCTCCGTAGACCCCTGCCAAAATGTTCTGGTAAATCTGCTGCCCGTGTGCTTCAGGGTCGTCTTTAGTCGCTGTAAACGGTAGCTCAGCATCCCACCCATCCCAACGGATTAGGACGTTTACACCGGTATGCTCTGCGTCACACCACTGCGGCTGCTTTGCATATTCAAGCTGCATATCAAGACACGCGAAGCCAGAGCGACGGACAGTTGTTGTTGTTGACGTTTACGCCGTTGTATTCGTAGGAACCCTCGATGTACCCCATCAACATCCATGTACCAGAAGGAGCGCCGCCCTCGGGGGTGCTTACGTAGTTGCCGCTACCAAACCTGCCGCCAGCGCACTGAGCAGACCTGTACCGCAGATTAGAACCCGCGATTGACGTGCCCGTAGCAACCACCGAGTTGGTTGTGTAGCTCATAAAGGCGTAGGTCCCGACAGCACCCACAGCAGCCCCGGCAGTGGCGTTAAGAACAGTTGCAGTGGTAACCCCAGTGCCCGTAGACGCCGCAGTGATCCGGCCTTTGGAGTCAACTGTGATGTTTGCCGTTGTGTAGGAACCCGCTGACACCGCCGTGTTTGCCAGTGTCGCAGCTGCTGTGACATTAGTCGTTCCATCAAAAGAAGGGCTTGTATAAGTCACATCACCAGTAAGCGCGATTGTTCGCCCCGTTGCCAGCGCAGTAGCCGTTCCGGCGTTACCAGTCACGTTACCAGTCACGTTACCAGTGAGATTACCCGTTATGGCAGAAGTGAACGTATTGGTTCCAGTGAACGTGTTGTTCTGACCGGGTAAATCCAAGGCTGTTTGTATGTCGGCAGCTGTGATGCGAAGCCCAACCACTGTACCGGCAACGAACGCCAGAGCAGTTGTGCCGTCGTAGCCACGAATGACGTTTGAGCAAACACCGGAGCCTGCTGTACGCGTGCGAACGGCAACAATCTCTACAGCACCCGAAGAGTCTTGAAGTGTTGCTTTAAACCAACTGTTGGCAGATGGCAAAGACGACGAACCTACGTTTGCCACAGGGAATAAATCGGCTTTGGCCGACTCAATCACAAACGAGGTAACAGAACTGTTGATACTAGAGACCAACAACGCCCGAGCGTTGTTCTTAAACTGTTGTGCCATATTGTGCTCCTGCGATAGTGCTCATTGTACCTGTAGGCCGCTTACGCGCCAAGTACCTCAAGAGCGTGTGCGATGTGTTTCTTGCGGTCATCTAGGCCGATTATTCCACCGTTAATCTTTTTGGTCATGCCCTCGATGTCGTTAGCATCTGCAAAGGCGTTGAGCCCGCTCTTATCCCAGAACCACGCTGCGGTCAAGGCGGCGTATTCTTTGGTCAGCACAAGGTCGGGGTCAGCAACAAAGTCCACGCCCAAGGCATCCGAGGCCAAGCGGTAGTTGTCTTTGCCGGTCAACTGGATCAGGCCACGGCCTCGATACTTCCAGCCATCCCCCTCCTCGGTGTTACCCATCCGGCCAGAGTAGACCTTGTTGGCAATTTTCTCGGGCTGGCGATGAAACGGCTGCGCCGCCTCTTCTGACGGGAATCGGCTGGGCCATGTGCCGCGCAGCCCCTTGGCGCTGTAATTCAGGTTCTCTTGCAGAGTCTTGAAGTTGGCCGACTCATGGGCACACTGCCCAATGAACGCGGCTTGGCGCTCGGGGGTGTTGATCTCAAAGCGGAAAAAAGAGGACTCCAACGGCTCAAGCCATGATGGGTCGATGTGCATTTCAGCAAGTTGGTCTTCGGTCATTTCTTGTTCATTTTCATGTCAGCCAACTTCTCGACCGTGCGTCCGCCAAAGTAAGCAAGAAAGATGATTTGCCCCCACTGGCCCAGCAGATTTACATAGGACTCTTGTGCGTTGTAGCCAAACGCTGACATCATTGTGAACAGGAAGAACGCTAC